GAAGTTCGACGCGGCAACCGCTGACGCGCCCGTGGTCGGGGTGGCGCCGGTGATATAGGCGGCGGTGAAGTTGAGCGTGGTCGAGGTCATGACCGCGCCATCACCCCAAATCTTGAAGTTCGTCACGCCGTTGGCCGGGGCCGTGTCGATGTACAGCTTCAGCCACTTCTCGTAGCTGTTGGTGCCGACCGTGATCGGGTTGGCCTGCCGGTTGCCAAGCGTGTTCGTGGCATTGTCGGCCGACTCAAGGTCGATGCCCGTCTGGGCCGCCGACTGGGTGGCGGCCGTTGCGCCGGTGTAGACCCGGAGGGAAAGTGCTGCGACCATGTTCGTTTCTCCTAGCTATCGCTCTTTTTGGCTGGCGGACGGGAAGCACTTGCGGGCGCCGCCGACATACCAGGAGCAGGCTTCTTGGAATCGAGCACGTCCTGCGCGGATGGGATTTCGGCGAGTGACACGACACCGGTCGGGCTCATCGCCATCAGTTCCGCAAACTGCCCACCGAGCGGTGCCCGTCCATCGTCGATACGTGCTTCATCGACGGTCTTCCAGGGCATCCCTGCCAGGGCCAGTTTGTTGATGTCCGCCTTGCCCTTGCTCTCCTTTAGGTTGAGCGCGGTAAAGCGGAACGCCAGATTGTTCTGCGGCCCCCCGAAGCCCTCGTCCCAGACGATCTCTCGGGTTAGGTATTCCTGGATGAGTTGCATGAGTGGACGCAGCCCACGATCTTCGGTGTGCTGGTCCTGGGATTCGGCGGTGCTGCGGTTGACGTCCGCCGTCATGTTCAGGTCCTGCGGCGACAGGCCGAACACCGCCGCGATCTTGCGGGTCAGATAATTCTGCCATTCAAGGAACTGCATGTCGCGGTTATTCGGCCGGAAGGGGATGAATTTGCTGCCCTTGGTATTGCCGATAAACGCTAATGCGCCCTTGCCCGCGACCTCACTTGACCAATAGCTGCTGAACTTGTCGACGTCTTCCTTCTTGGCGCCTTCGCCGAGATCGAAGATGCCATCGGGCGCGGCGTTGGTGACCTGGCGACGGTTGTATTCGTTGCCCGATAGTTCGGCATCGATCGCGAGCTTGAGGGTTTCGAGCGGCGACAGCCCGACCACGGAGTACGTGCGTGGGTTGGACATGATGTAGAGCATGTCGGTGTTCTTCAGGCGGGCGCGTTCCTGCCAATCGGGATACCAGTAATAGCGAACCTCATCGGGTTCGCTGCCATCCCACAGCGCGTTGACCTTGATCGTGGCGCCATCGACCGGATATAGCTCGGTGATCTGCCCACGCAGGCTGCGCACTAATTCGATACAGCCCGCATCGAGCACGAGGACATCTTCAAGGACTTCCTCGATGAGCTTGCGAAACGAATCGTTCTTGGGGTTCGGCATGGTGAACAGTTCTTTGATCTGCTGCGCCAATGCATCACTGGTGACCTTGTCGGTATCGAATGGGACGATCTCCCATTCGGCGCTGGCCACTTGGCCGCGACGGATATTGATCGCGGTCCGGACCCATTCGCTATGTTCGGCCCAGTTGCGATACAGGATGGCATTGCTTTTGCCGACCTTGCCGCGCTCGTTCCAGCCCAGCTGGTAGGACGCACCCTGGACTTTCTTGGGTGTGGTCAGCTGGGTCAGAGCCTTGGAAATGTCGACAAGCACGCTCATGTTTTGAACCTAGCCATGTGCTGCGCCACAAGATCGCTCTGCGCCTTGTTGAGCCGGTCTTCCATGAAGCGATTGTTCATCTTGGACATCGCCTCCTTATAGGTCATCTGGTACGTCTCATAGGCTTCGAGATAGTCGGCGACATGGTCCGGGACTTCCTGGACACCGTCGCGGAATTCGACACGCTTCATCGACGCGCACTCCCAAACACCATCCCGCCATCGAGCAGGTTCATGGCATGTCCAAGACTGTCGACCATATCGTCATGGCCTTTGGGGAAACTCAACAGTTCGGTTTCGAAGATGCCGCTCTTGAGGGTGCGATGGTGATAGACCTTGTGCGATTCATAGCGGGCCGCTGTCGCACGCGCACGGGTCCGCTTATCGATCTCGGCCTTGCGTCCGACGACCGGCACGTTCGTGGTATTGAGCAGGTCCTGGACCAGGGTCGACTGGAACTGGTTGTTCTCGATGATCACCCGGCTGACCTTGGGATAGGCCCGCACACCGTCCAGTACGAACTCTCGATGTCCGGTTTCGATCTTGTCGCGATAGACCGACAGGACGTAGTGGTTATGGTCAGCGTCTTCGGCCACGATCGCCCGAGCCGTGAAGTCCGCTCGTTCACGCTCTGAGCTTGCGAGGTCCACACCCATCGTGATCGTGTATTCCTTGTCCGGGTCCAGATGGTCAAAATACTGGAACCATTCGCGTCGGAAGATCGTGCCTTCACGAAGCCCGCTGATGTCATTGAGATAGGCGCACGCGAAGTTATCGGAGCCCATGTTGAGACGCTCTTCGTAGAGCTTGTCCAGAGGCCAGACGTCAGGCCAGAGCGCGTGCTCTTCATCGTTGTCGTCAACATTGATCGCGGCCTTGACCAGCGAGCGCCATCCTTTGCCACCTTCCTGTTCCGGGGTGATCAGGCTCTCGTACAGATCGCCTTCCATCCAGCGCGTGCCCAGGACGAGCACGATGCCGCCCGGTACGAGACACGGCTTGAGCGTCTTCCAGAACCATTCCTCGACCTTGTCACGCTGGTCGATATTGATCGTGTTCTCGGAGTCCAGGATGTCGTCGCACAGGATGATGTCGAAACGCTTGCCCAGGATGGCGCCCTGGGCCCCGACCGACAGCATCGTGACGTTGTTGCTGCCGTGATGGATCGAGCCCTTGCGCAGCCACTCAAGATCGGTCCACTTACTGGGACTGACGCAATCCCCGAAGACGTCCTTGTAGCGGTCATTGTTCTGGATCGTCCAGCGGATGGCCCGACTGAAGCCGTTGGACTGGGTCGCGGTATTGCTGATCAGCCCGATCCGGATATCGGGCATCCGGCCGACCAACCATGACAGCAGGATGCTATTACCCCAGGTGGTCTTGGCATGACCACGCGGCTCCAGGATGACGCCGTTCTGCTGCTTGTCCATGCAGTCCAACAAAAAATCCACCATCTCGCGGTGGTGGATCGCTGGTCGAACGCCGAAGACATATTCCCCAAAGGCGAAGATGTCAGTTTTGGAGAGTTCCTTCAGGCTGGCGTTCAGTAACGTCTGCCACTGTTCCTTCGATAAGTTTTGTTCGAGCAAACTCGGCAAGCTGTCGGAGGTCTTCGATGGGGAGATTGGCGCTGATGTCAATGTTCTTCGACTCCGTCCGGCTGGTGGCGTCGCCCAGCATCAGCAACAGGGCCTGGGTCGCCCCGACCGCGTCCTTGGGTGAGACCGCGACCTTGCCTTCCTTGAGTTGCTGCGCATAGGCGTGGATGGTCGCACGGTGGACGAGCACGAGTTCCTCGCGGATCGTGGAATCCTCCGTGGCGAATTTCTCTACCGTACGGTCGAACGAGCGCGTTGCAACCGACTGGCGGAACGCATCGCGCTTGTCCTTCCAGGTCAAGCCCCCAGCATCGGGCTTGCGGGCCCGCGTGGCGATCGCCGACCAGGACATGCCGTAGCGCTCACCGAGGTCCCGGAACGACAGGTTGGTCGTGACGTATTCGCGTTCGAGCATGCTCGGGTCAACTTTTGGGGCCATGCGCTCGCTTCCATTTCGCCGCGTTGCGATCGTGCTGTTCGCGGAGCATCTGTTGATACGTCGCTTCGACCCGTGCCCGATAGTCACGGTCGACCGGGGCGAGCTTGGTCACAGGCGGGTACGTGACGGCGATCGGGCCATTCTCGTGGATGATATAGCTATCGGTGTCCCAGATCATCACCGCGCCGCAGTCGATGCACGGGCCATCGGCCGGTGGCTGGGCGTAACACTGGTGCTCAAGAAGTCGGCAGCTATGGCTTCTAGGCCCTGCCAATCTTGTAGCTCCTCGCCATCCTTGGCTTTCTCGATGGCCTCGTCGATAACGAGCGCGGCGTCCGCTGGCAATCGGTAGGTCCGCTCGACCCATCGAGCGTGTCCTTCAGCTCCTTCGACAGCTTTGTCATCCAGAGTCCCCCAGTCAAAGTCTTCCAGGCCCGCAAGCCGGTCAAACCGTACGGGGTCGATGGGGAGGACGTCGAGGAGATCGGCTTTCGGAACGTTTTCCAGTAGGTCTCGGAGTAGCGTTCCCAGTTTGGCTTGGTCGGGACTGCCACGGGTTTCGTTGAGGACGATCGTGAGCTGTTTCGCTTCTTCATCCGTTAGTCCCTCGATAACGGTGACTTCGGCTTCTTCATAGCCCAGTTGCTTCAACGCCTTCCAGCGATGTTCGCCATCGATGATCTCGTAATGGGAGACCAGATCGCGCGCCAGGATTGGATTGACGTAGCCGAACCGCTTGATCGACGCGAGTTCCTTACGGTACATCTCGTCGTTCATCATGTTCGGATTCCAGGAATTCGGCTTCATGTAGCTCAGGCTGATGACCGCAGTCCGAATCCGACTCATAGCTCGTCGTATGGCGTGATCGTCCCGTGGGTGAATGGGATGAATTTGTAGTGGGGCTCGGGTGGATGGACCAGCTGCTCGGCGATGGCGTCCATGACCATCGCCTTCTGCGCCTTGGTCAGTCGGACGGGCTTCGTTGGCTTGACCGGGAACCATGACGTCGCACTGGTGAACGTACCCCCCAACCAGCCTGAGCCTGTGATGGTCGTACTCGTACTCGTACTCGTGATCGTGGGGCTTGACCAGATCGTGCCGCCATCGGTCGTGGCGATCGAACGATACGGTGACGCTTTGAAAGAGGCCCGCCAGTCTGCCTCCAACTCCGCGGCAATGGGCCCGGCTGGATG